ATAGAAGCTTTTCTTTTAGAGTTCCTTAACTATTTGATTAAGTGTTATTAGTTAATCTCAATAACTAAAGTATACCATTCACTCTCTCAAATGTCAACCCTTAATATATATATAATTAATTATATTAATATAGTAATAATAATAATTATAATTAATTAATAATAAGAGAATGATATATCTATATTAATTATATTACTATATATATAAACCCTTGACTCTCTCTCTCATGTATGTTATAATAGTACTTGACTATTTATTATAATTGATCATTGATTGATTTTATTTACCCCCCACATACTGCGCCGATAGACGTAGGGGGTGTATTAATATATTATATATAGCCATAAGAGCGCTGAGGATTAATATGACACTATCTAATCAAATAAATGAACTATACCCTGACATGGAAATACTATTAGCTGATGGCTTTGATGATGCGTTTATTGGTATTGGTCAACAGTTCTCTAAATTTATGGCAGTATACGATAAACTAAAATGTATAGAGATCCTATCGGATCAAGGTATGAGTGAAGATGAGGCAGAGGAATACATGGATTATAATGTAACTGGTGCATACATGGGAGAAAATACTCCTGTGTTTATAGAGAGGATGGAATTATGAGGCATAAAGAAGATATTTGGTTAAAATTTATGTTTGAAGATGTTGATATTGAAAACATAAAATACTATTTACCTTCTATAGTTTTTACTTATAAATGTGGAACAAGAAACATAGTTGGGCTTTATGAGCTTTGGAAGCCTAGTAAAACTGACTCCCGTTTTGACAAGACCGATCATTGGAATTTTGAAAAATGTGGATGGTTAGGTTGTGATTGCGAAATAGTAAACCATAACTTAGTTTATGATGTTGATGATGGAAGGGTTAATCCACTTTGGAAAATAAGATCTGGTGTTAATCATGATGGTGATTTTAAAAATAATCGAGGTAAGTCAGATGCCATTTATGACTAATGGAAAAAGAGATTATAAGAGGGAGTTGGCTTGGGAGAAAAGAAATAAACCAGAAAGAGTTAAGGAAAGGGCTAAACGTAATGCTGCAAGAAAGATGCTTGGACTTAAGGTAGGTGATGGTAAGCATGCAGATCATAAAGACAATAACGCCAAGAACAATAGGAAGTCTAATTTAAGAGTAACAACTGCTAAAACTAATTTAAAAAAAGAGGGTAACAGGAAAAGTAATGGTCGTTAATGTACAAGAGATAATTGCAAGGATAGGGACAGGGTTTACTGCAATAGAAAAAAGAGTTCTTAAAGTAATACCCGGATGGAAATTGTGGCCTAGAAGATTGAGAAAGGTGTATATTTTGCTTGGCACATATGGATCAACTAATATTGCCCTAAGAGAAATGTGTGAGGAATTTTCATGGGATCCAAATGAACTTAAAGCACAGATAGAAGAGTGTGAAGATTTTTTACAAGAACTTACAGCGTATCGAGAATTGGGAACTTATCCTGAAATACCACAGAGCAAGCGTAATTCAAGAATAACTACTGCACAACTTAACACTTTATATGCTCAAGAAGCAGCAATGATACAGTTCATGCACTTGGAAGATGCTAAGGCACAAGGTAAAGCAGGTACTGACTTTGCGATAAAGTTAATACTTGAAGCTGGAATGTTGGATATCGTAGAAAATGTAGGAGATAGGCCTGAAATAAAAAGTTATATGGATAGTCAAGAGAATGGCCCGGGTGTATTAGAAGGATATACTGTGGACAACTCAGAACTCTTATCTTACGATGATGGACTACCTGATTTTAGAACCAAGAAAAAAGAAGATACTGAAGATCCTCCAACTTTAATACCCGGACTTTAATGTATCAACCATATCCGTGGCAACAAGAAATGCACGATGCTGAGGCAAAGATTAAATTTGTGCAAGCTGGTCGTAGGGCAGGTAAAACTAGATCGGCATTAAACGAAGCGTTAGGTGTAATCAAAGAAGCTTCTGAACTTCCTGTTGTGTTTCCGGGTACGACAACTAAACTTACTGCAGATCAAGCAGATCTTATTCCTGCTATTCATGTCTGGACAGTTGCGCCAACAAGAGCTCAGATGCTACAGCAATGGAACGAGATGCAAGCTATTATTCCAAAAGAACTTGTTAGGCAAAAGCGAGACAATCAAAGAGGTGGCAGAGGTGGAGGATTTAAACATGATGAACTTAATGTGTGGTTAGATTTTAAAGATGCAAACGGAAAATGGATTAATGGCAAATGGAGAAGGTCAGTGTTCTGGGAGCTTAAATCTGCTGATAATCCAGAAGGACTTCAAACTGTAGGACTAGATTTTTTACACATGGCTGAGTCACAGGATATCAAAGAGGCTGCATGGAACAAAGTAAGGCCAACACTTAACTCTCCGGGAAGAATGGGTAGAGCAATTGTAGAAGGAATACCTCCAGAAAGTTCACAACACTGGTTTGCAAGAAACTATAAAATGGCTAAAGATAATCCGTCAACAAGAAGACAAGCCTTTCATGCGTCTACTTTTGATAACCCACACCTTACAGACGAAGATAAATTAGAAATTCAAGAAGAGAAGGCAACAATAACAGAAAACATATGGGAAAGATTCTACTTAGCACATCAACCAGAAGGTGCAGGTAACTTCTTCAGAAACATTCCGGCAGCTTACACCAAGCCAGATTCTGTTGAGCTAGCAAGACCACTAGAAGATAGGTTTTATGTTGCAGGTTTAGACATTGGTAGAACTAATGACGCAACAGTTATGGTTATAAAAGACAGGCAATCCAGAACTTCGGTGTTTGCAATTGAATTATTAAAGACTGATTGGTCTCTACAGGTTGAAACTGTTAAACGTGAAGCGATTAGATGGGGTATACAAGAGATTTACATGGATTCAACAGGTCTAGGTGGTAAAATTGGAGAAGATGTCTTGTTTAGAGAACTTCTTGTTGAGTCAATTCCTGTGGTTGGATATAACTTTACTGCAGCAAAAAAATATCAGTTGTTTTTAGATTACGCATTGTCACTTGAAAAGGAGACTGTTGCATTTCCACAAAGTTGGAGTAAACTAATAAGTCAGTTAGAAGACATTGCTCACAGGGAAACAGCAAACAGAGGACACACGTTTTATACTGTGTCTGGAAGGCATGATGATTGGGTGGATGCAGAATGTTTGGCTTTAATGGCCTGCGATCCTGCTTTGGAAATGGGTGAGCAAAAGTTTTTTCCCGTATCTAAATCAGGTATCACACCAATGAATCCAAACTATTCCAAGAAGTCATCACGATTAAAACGATGGAGGCAAGAAAGGAAAGAAGCAATGGACATTGAGTCAGAAGCTGGAGACCTTATTGTCAAAAGTAAATAAGAGGTAAACAGAAGGTTATGGTTTCATATCAAGGACAACAATCAATGTCTGCTGATCCTGAAGAGGAGATCAAAAGAGAAAGTTCTAATCCTATAGACGAACCTTTAGTTAGTCAGGAACTAATTGAAGATAAGCTAAACCAAGGTAAAACTAAGTTTAGAGAATTTTACGACAATTGTTCTGAGGCAGAAGAATTTTACTTAGGTGAGTTTGACTTTGATGTTCCGGAAACTGGTTCTCTAGTTAGATTAGGAACAAGTCAGTCTGTTATTAACTCTCTTGTTGCACACGTTACTCCACAGTTTTTAGATATATCAGTGCCTGCTCCCGGTTCAAGAGGACAAGCTAGAGCCGAACTTATTGAAAAGTTTTTAAAAGGAGCTAACCATATGCTAGAGCAGTTCTCTCCAACTAGAAGAGAAGTTGCAAAACAGATGGCATTATATGGTGTTTGCTGGGAGAAAACAGAATTTGCTGCTAATAGGTGGCAAGAGTTTCCTGAGCCACCAAGAGAAGGTGAAGACGATTCGGACTATAAAGAGAAAGTAAAAGATGTTTTAGAAAAAAGAAACCTTAACTTTCCAATGACTTCCACACCAATCAATCCTAAAACTTGCGTATGGGATTTAAACAATGGACAGAATCCAAGATGGATAATCCATTACTATGAAGTAGATGCAGACTGGGTATCAGCTCATTTTCCAAGTTGGGAAGGGCCAAATACAGGAAGAGTAGAGTTTGTAGAATACTGGTCTCAATCACAAGTAGCATATTTAGCAGATGGAAGATTTGCTCTTGAGCCAAGGCGACACGGATATAAAACATTACCATTTACACAATATTGGCCACACACTGGTTTAATGACTGAAAATGCAGAGCCTGAACATTTATACAGAGGAATCCTTCACGGAAACTTTGATATGCTTAGGGCAGAATCAAGATTAGCATCACAATACATGGACATTGTAGCTAACTCTGCATGGCCAACTAGAGATTTTAGAGGTCCTCCGGGAATAACCGAACAGGTTATGGATGGATATGAAGAAACACCGGGTGCTAAGAACTTTATGCCACAGAACGTAACTGTTGAGGCATCAAAGGTAGCTGAACCACCAGCAGCAATACAAGTTGCACAAAGCATGATGAGTAGAGCTATTGAATCTAACACAGCACCTGCAGTTGTAAGAGGTGAAAGACCTACTGGAGCAGCAAGTGGTTATCATACTGCAGTTCTTGCAGGAATAGCAGCTTTAAACTTTGGTCCTTATGTCGAAGCATCGCAAAGAGGTTTGCAAAACAGAAACTCTATAGTTCTACATATTGTTGAAAATGTTATACAAGATAAGGTTACTGTGTTTGGCAAAACAGAAGCAGGAGCACTTGATGCAGTAATTAGACCAAATGATATTAGAAGTCACACTGTAAACATGGTGCAACTTACTCCAACTTCGCCAGAAGAACAGGAAAGAAAATTAAATTTATGGTCAAATCTATGGAGAGCAGGATTCGTAGATCATGACACTTCTTTAAGAAAAGCTGGAGTGTCAAATGCTTTGGATGTTAGAACTCGGTTGCTTGCAGAACAGTTCTTGAAATCAGAGCAGGTGCAGCAAGTCTTACAAGGTGAAGCTGCTAGACGAGTCCCTCTACTTGCCCAGATAATAGAATCTGCAAGCGCCGGTCAAACTTCTACACAGCAAGCTGAAGAAATAGCATCAAATATTATAAATACACAAGGCGCACAACAATTACCAAATGCTGGAAATTTTAGTTCAGCAAATCAACCACCTAGAACGCTTGCATCTGAAAGGCAGAGAGTGCAAACTAATACTAGACCTGTAATTCCGGGAAGTATGGAAGAGCAGAATCTTGTTGCAAGACAGATTTCTTCTCCAACTAGAACTGGAAACAGAAGAGTACCGGGAAGAGATATAAGTCCCGGCTTAGGAGCATAATATGGCTAAAGATGGCTTTATAGATAACGCATTTAAAGAAACAGATGACCTAATGTCAAGATTTTTAGGTGTTGTAGGAGATCAGTACAAAAATATGTCTGCTCCTATAGAGCCAAAAGGCAAGTCTCCTCAAAATAAAGAGGAAGCATTAGAAAAACTACTTAGAGGATTCCAACAATGACAATGTTTAATTACGGCACAGGAGAAACTCCTGAGCAAGAGGCAGCAAGAAAAAGAAAACAGAACCAGAGTATGCTAACGCCGGGCACAAGTCCTTCTGCAGTTAGTAGTGGTTTGCTTGAACAACAGCAATCTTTTATTCCACAGGGCACATTTGAACCAAACCCTGATGTTCTACAAAATATTGTAGCAAATAGGACTCAAGAAGTTTTACCTGAAAATAGACAGGTTGATATAGGTGGTCAAACAGTTGTAGGTGGAACAGCTCCAAACCTAGATGCTGCAGGAATTAGTAATATGGCAGCAGGTAGAGGAACAGGAACAATAACAAACCCACCGGGCCCAAATTCTTTAGAAATGATAGCTGGTGGCATAGGAAACTTCGCAAGTAATATTGGTTCAGGCATTCAAAGTGGTGCTTCAGCATTAGGTAATATATTTACAGGTGATTCATCACCAGTGCCAACTCAAGGAGCAAGTTTTGGAAGAGGTCAGGGCTTTGAAGGGCTTGATGGTCTTTATACAAATAGGCCCGGATTTGAGGAAGGTCCAACAGTTTCAATTCAAAATAGAGACGGTGGAGTGAAATATACTCCTGCACTCGAAGAGAGTTTAGGTGATGAAGGTAGTAGTATTGGTGATGTTTTAGAATTTATAAAAGATTCTGACAATTATAAAGAAATCCAAAGAAATGCAGGCACACCTATACTTAAAAACATTATTGACGACATAAAAGATCCTAATACAGGTAGCACCGAAGAATCATTAGAGGATGGAGTAGAAACAGGTAAAGATGGTAACTCTGCTGCTTTTTTTGATAACCCAAAACTGGCTAGCCTTGAAAGTCAAATAGATGGTTTAAACACTGGTATTGGTGTACAGACCTCAGAGGCCTTAACAGATGCTTATAGCTCAGGTAAAGGTGCAATAGAATCTGCAGGTGGTGACACAGTATTCTTAAACAAATTCTTTAAACAAGTATCTCAACCTCTAAAGTTTAATGAAAACGGAAGCCCATATTTACCTGAGTTTCCGGGTGAATTATTGCAACAACTTACTAGAATGGTTCCTCAGCAAGTAGAAAATCCAGCTTATTTAGCATTAATAGCAAGTGGAGCACCTATACCAGATGATGTTAGTCCAACATTAACTCAAGAAGTTCCAGTTATTGATCCTGCAGGCGAAATACTTCTTGATTTTTACAATGAATATGTTGGCAATGCTTTGTTAATGGCAAGAGAAACGCAAATGCAAAAAAATCAACTTGCAATACAAGAAATTCAATCAAATCCGTTTGGATTTACTGCAAAAGATCAACTAGAATTAGAAAAACTAAGAATTAATCCTTTTAATTTAACTGCAGAACAAAGATTATCTCTTGAAAGGCAAGGTTTATCAGAAGATGATTTTATTGAACTGGAATTAGAAAAACAAAGGATTGGTGCAAGACCAAACTTAATACAATCTATATCAGGATTTTTTCAGCCGGGCACAGTAGCAGCTTTAGGTGGAACAGCAAATGTAGAAGGTTTATTATCTAGACTTGGCGCATTCGATGGTGTAAGAGAAATTATGCCTGCAGTGCAGCAAACTTTAGGTACTGGCAGCGAAATGCAAGCACAACCATTAGCGCAAAACTATTTAGATTCTTTAATAGGAAGAGTACCTGACGATGTTCTTAATTCATTGGAAAATGGTATTCCGTTAACTGCAGCAAGATTAGCACAGCTTGAAACTGAAAATCCAACAGCGCTGCAAATATATTTTGGAAATCAAGCAAGGCAGGGAACCTCAGCAGAAGGTGCCGTTCTTGAGGGCCTTTCAAAACAACCGGGTGATATGAACAGAAATGCTAGTACAATAGGAGCTAATGTAGTTTAGTAATGCTAGAAAGGTATAAACCACAAAATAGTTTAAGAGATAAAACAAAAAGAAAACAAATTGATTTTCTTAAAAGAAGAACAGATTACAGCTCTTTGTATGATTCTATTGCAAAAGGTGCAGAATTAAAAAGAAATCAAAAAATAGCAGATGCAGCAGTACAACACAATGAAAAGATAAGACCAGAAAGCGCTACAGAAGTAGTTCAAGATCAATTTGCTCCAGATTTAACAACCGGTTTACCCGTGGCAGGAAAAGAATTTGGTCCTGCAGTAGAAAAAAAAGATCCCGGATTTTGGTCAAAACTTGGAAAAGGTATTCTTGAAAAAATAGAACAAAGTGAAGCTATTGGCAAATATATTGGTTCTGAATTTTTAACAGGAAATTCAAAAACCCAGCCAGTAGACGCACTAACAAAAGCTTTAGAAGATGCACCATTTTTTAAACAAATTAATCAAAGAAAGCAAGATTTAGCTCCAAAATATGCCAATGCAGATATAACTGCAAAAGATATGTTATTAGACTTAATACCATTTTTACCAGATAGTAAGGTTCAAGCATTAGGAGGGGATTCAGAAGCTTTTGAAAAGTTTTACGAAATACAAAAAGAAACTCCAAGTTACGACATTCCGGGTAGTGGATTGGTAACCGAGCAACTTCTTAAAGGATCTCCGGGAATTGTTAATCCTGCACTTAAAGGAATAACAGGCGTTCCATTAAAAGAAAAGTTTCCTGATTACACTCCAGAAAATATTACGTCAATAGTTTTCGCTCCCGAAAATGTTATTGATATTGGTGCATTAAAACTTATTACTGCACCTATAAAAGCAGCTAGCAAGTATGGTGCAAAATCTGTAACTAAAACAACCCTTGCAAGAGTTAATTCTACCGATAGAGGTTTTACTGACATAAACAGAATAATTAACCCAGACGAAATGGATGAGGTTATATCTTATTCCCAAGTAAGACCAAACATATCTGAAGACTTACTGCCAAATCAAGTATTTGATGCTGACTTTGATATATATGCACAAATGGGTATGGCAGTTCCAAGGTCAGCTACTGGAATATCAAGATCAACTCTGCATGACATAACTATAAAACTAGAAGAAAATGTTATAAATGCAAATAATTATAAACAAGCAAGGAAAGGTTTAGATAAAGTTCTACCGGGCCATAATGCAACAGACTTTATAGTTCCGTTTACAAATAAAACTCTTAATTTGAATCAACAAGAAGAGTTGCTAAGGCAATTAAATGCATTTTGGAAAAACGAAACATTAACTAAAAAAGGTATAGATGCATTACAAAGTTTTGATTTTGAAAAATTAGCTTCTAAATTAAAACCAAAAGAAAAACATTTGCAAGATAGGCTTGAAATAAATGATATTTTTAAAGATAAAACAGAGGGTCCTTTTAATAGACTAGGACAAAGAATTGGAGATGTACTTATTGGAAGAAGAGCTGCTTTTAATATTCCTTCAATTGGCAGAAGAATGATGCAACCTTTTAAAATAGCAAAAATTTTTACAGGTTACAGAGCACAAAGACCTTATTTTGATGAAATGCAAGATATTGTTTCAGGTAAAATGGAAGGAAATATTAATTATTATCTTGAAGGCTTAAATCATTATTATGATGCTAAACAAAGAATTATGCCTCAAATTATAGAAAGAGATATTAATAAATTACGAAACACAGGATCGCCAATACTTGTAAATGAAAATGGAGTTACAAAAGTAAGAGATATATTTATAACAGAAGAATCTTTAAAAAAAATTGGAATTGTTGCAAGAACTGACAGCAACGGAGAAGTTGTACTAGCTACAACAGAATTGTTAGGAAACTTTTTTTCTAAAGATACTCCTTATTGGAAATTAACAGGGGAAAAAAGTGTAGATGCTGCAAGAAACACATCTCTTGGAAAATGGGTAGAAACCTATCAAAACATTATTAAAGAAAGTGTTGATAGAAACAAGCACTTAGGGGGCGTGCATCTTTTAAATGCTGAAGAAGTTGCTGAAAATATTGGGCTTTACATTCCTAGAATAGCTAAAGAGTTAGACGATATAACAATCAATCCGAGAACTTATAAATATGAAAAATCAAGAGTTTTTACAGATCCACAAGCAGCAGAAGCTGTTGCTCAAGGATATATAAAGTATCACAATGATCCTTTAGCAATGTTAAGAATATTTTTAACTGCACAAGAAAATGCAAATTTATTAGACGAGTATACGGGGTTAATTGAAAAAGTTGCAAAAAACAAATTTACAGAATCACCAATAAACAAAACTAATAGAGATATACAAAATACAGTAAAAATAAGTAATGATATTGTTAATGATTTAGAACCGGCAACAGGTAAAATTTTAGAAACAAAAGAAACTAGCAGAATAAAAAAATATTTTCCTGAGTTAATAAAAGATATGGATGACCTTGCCGGCATGACTGGTGCAAGGTATTCAACAAAATTAAAAAACATACAAGAAAAAACTCAAAAATTAATAAAAGATCCTACTTCTCAGTATTCAACAAATTTAAGAAATAAAAAAAATTATTTAGAAAACTATAAAAAAGATTTTGATGAATTTGGAATTAATATTCGTAACAGAGAGTTAATTATAAAAACATCAAAAAGAAATATAAATAAAATTAAAATAAGAATGGGAGCTAAAGGAGACGAGTTTACAGGAATATTTAATTTTTTAAGCAAAGCAGCCTCGGGAACAGAAAAAGTATCAGGAATGTATCAATTTGTAGGTGCAGGATTTGACATAGGATCTCCATTCATACATGGCATAGTACCTTTGCTTGTTAATCCTAAAGGTTGGGCAAGAGGCGTGGAAGTTATGTTTGAAAATTTATTTGATCCAGAAATGAAAACTTGGACAAAATATATGGCTAATAATATTGAAACTCTAGAATTAGCAAACAAGCTAAATATACCAATTGGAGCCCAAACTTCTGACTGGTTGCAAGTTTTTCAAAATGGAAAAATGTACAAGGGCACTGAAAACAAAGGGTGGCTTACAAGGCAAATGCAAAGAATACCTAAAATTGGACCTGCTGTTGCTCAAAAAACACAACAAGTTGTTCCTGCTTTAGAAAGAGGTTTTGCTGTTCCTATTGATATTATGAAATTAGAAATGTTAAAAGCATTTAGGCCATTAGCTAAAACTTCAAATGAGCTAGATGAATTAGCATCTGTAATAAGACATTCTACTGGCGCAATGGATTTAACTGCTATGGGAATAGGGCCAACACAAAGAAGCGTAGAAGCATTGCTTTATTTCTCTCCTAGATTACTAAGAGGTGTTTCTGCTTTAACTGTTGACGCTGCAAAAGGAGGTATAGCAGGACAAGTAGCAAGAACAGGTATTTCTAGACTTATTATGACAACAGGATTAATGGCGCATTTAGTTTCTAGATTTACTGGTGGAGAGACTGTATATGATCCTACTAACTCTAGATACGGAATGGTTAAAATAGATGGAACATGGATAGGGCCAAACAGATCAGTGCAAAGCGCAGTTCAAATGATACTTGCAACAGCCGAAGATGCTGCAACTGGTAAATTTTTTCAATTTGATTATTGGAAAAAAGGATATGTTGAAGATGAAACAGGTAAAAAATACTACAATGATATATTAAAATGGAATCAAAATAAAAGTGCTTATGCAAGACAAATTGCAATGCAAATACTTACAGGAGAAGATTATTGGGGACAAGAAAAAAATCTTTTTGCACTTGAAGGCTTAGATGTTTTAGTACCTATGCCTATGTGGATGCAATCAGCACAACTAGAAGATGCTACTAGAGGGGTAAGAGATCCTGACGCAATAAGTAAACTAATACCCGGCGATTGGGATTTTTATTGGGGACAATTATTAGAGCCAATAGGTGCAAGAACTTTTAAGCAAGGTTTATGGGAATCAAGAGAAATTGCTAGAGACAACATAACAAGGCAACTTTTTGGAGAACGAAAAACTTGGATGGACTTAACTTCAGTGCAGCAAGCAGCAATAGAAAACCCTCCTATAGATTTCTTAAAAGGTCTAAATGAGCTAGATAGAGAAACTTATGAAAAAAATGCTGCTTTATTAGAACAATACAGTAATGCATATGAAAAAACATTTAGTAATGTTAAAGATGCAGATACTATAAATCAATGGTTTAGAGCTGTTAGTGCAGAAAAAGATTTGCTTAGAGAAGATATTGATGACGTAACCAGTCAGTATGAAACAGGAGCTTTTGGAACTTTTGCAGATTTTAGAAGATCTGTTACAGAAAAAGAACATAATTATTATGCAAGGCTAGATCAATTGGAAAGAAAATATAGTAAAGAATACCCAGACTTAGATATTGGTGAAACTTTAAGAAACAGATCAAAACAATATCCTGAAGATTCAAATGAATATTTGTATAGACTGTATTTAGGTGAAGTTGCAAACAATCCAGATTTTGATTTACCTTCTGGTGAATATGATTACGAAGCGCATCAAAGAGCAGATAAAAACTTTTATGATGAGTTTGGATCAACAATTTATAAGTCTGTAAAAAGTATGCAATATTTAAAAAAAGATCAAAATATATATACGTCTGAAATTATTACAGGAAAAGATATTTATGGTGGAAAATATTGGGGTGCAGTTTCTCAACAAATGAAAGAATATGATCCTGAAATATATAATTTTTATATAAATACATATCAAAAATCAGCACCATTTGAACAAGAAGCAATTAAAAAAACAAATTCAAGACTTAAAGAATTTATGGATATTCAAAATAAAGTTAAAAGGATATTAAGAGAACAAGATCCACTATTAGATTTATGGATATATAGAAATGGCTATGGCAGAGAAACTTTGTACGCCAAACCCTTTTTAGACAACAACAAAAAACCTTTAGTGCAAGTTTTAGAAAAATGGAAAAGTTTAGATGAAGAGATTAATTGGACTGACTTAGAATCACGAAAAAAAGAAATATTTCCAGAATACTATTGACATTTAGAGAGAGAAAGAGTTTATAATATATATATATATAGATAATAATCTATATTAATTAATGTAATTAATAATACAATTAAGGAGTTACGGCTCAAATGAC